TATTATATTTGTCTATATACATATTATACTCCGATTGTTTGGTTGATAAAAAAAGACGCCGTCTAGTCTTTAATAATAATAATAAATATCAAAAAATAGACGCCGTCTAGTCTTTAGGTGGAGTAGGCGTAAATTGTCTGTGTTAATCTCTACGCCTATTCCGATAGTGTGGCACTACTAAAAGCGACTTATTGCACTATTAAGATTTATATTTGACTATAAATCTCAAAGCGGTCTAATTATAAACCGCTTCAAGTCTTATAGTTAGTCTCTGAAGCCGTTGACTCTTAGTCTCTCAGCGTAACGCTCATTCCTAAACGCTTCAGCCTTGTCAGCCTCTTCTTGCTTCCACTTGTCAAAATATCTAGCCTTCAGCTCAGGCTCTTCAAGTGACTTTAATTGGTTCTGTAGGTCAACCAGTTTATACTCACCAGATTTGATACGCTTTTTAGTTTCCGCCATTGTCTCAGATAAAAAAATATTTCTGTATTTACCTGTAGTTCTTGAATAGTCCCAGTAGTTTTTATCTAGGAATATTTGACCTGTTGCGGTTATTTTAGCAATTAAACTACGATAAGATTGAAAAAAAGTATTTCCAAAGTTATCATGGATTTTATACTGGTTCGCAACTGGGTTGTAGCTTTTAGGGCTGTGCATTTGTATTACTTGCATATTATTATACTCCGTTTGTTAGTTGGTTTATATAAGTATAACTGAGGGCGGCAAAAAATGCAACCGCCCACAATTTTAATTTGATTGATACTTAAGCCGCCACAATAAAAGTTTTGTTTCAGGCTCAAGCTCTTCAGCTTGTTTGTGTTGGTCTTCTAATGGTACAATTTCAAGCGGTTCAAGGTTATCAACTTTAATAAGTTTGATATTGTCCCAATAACGCTTGGATTGATACACCTTATAGCCAACCTTCTGCGACTGCTTCAGCTAACATTTTGACTTTTTTAGCTTTGTCAGTCTCTTTGTTATAAGCCGCAAAATGCTCATTTTTATTCTGCTCATCTTGGAATTTTGCCAAGCTGTCAGCGTTCTGCATTTTAGCGACTTTTTTAGGTATCTTCATTATATAAAGACTCCGTTTGTTTGTTTCGCTCTACTGGAGCTCATCAGTCATAATAGATATTATGAGACAAACATAGTTTTGTTTGTACTGGCTAAAAGCAATGACGCTGAAGCACTAGACCGACTCCATAACCTATAGGCTACCTGTTGCGGTGTCCGACTCGTGCCCTCTATGCTTCTGAGGGTGTCAGAGACTTTTTAAAATTTAAGCTCAACCCTGCTGTCACTGGTGTTAGCACTTGGTAAATATTTAAAAAATCAAACATAAATAACTTATATACTGAAACGGATTTATTGTCTTATGCTAAGTTTGCATAACAGGTATGCACGTATTGCATGGCTTATATTGTTATTTTTGGAATTTTGGCAGAATAGCCAATTTAAAGAAATCATATAATATTAATAGTATCATAAAAATTAAATACTCTTTTAATAATATAGAAGGCACTGAGTCACGCCCAAGACTAGCGGCGTATAATATAACTAGAATATATGGAATGAATAAGTATTTTATTAAATAATTAAAAATCATACATAAGTTATAACTGTCATTGATATTAGAGTTAACCATAAGCCGCACAGTGTGGCGTATGTTAACAACTTAATTAATCTCATCTTCTCTTCTTATCTTGTTAAGTGGTTGGTGTAAGTAGTGAGTAGGTAACCTGTATATATACCTGTTGAACCCTTGCTCTATCTTATATGGGAACTTTACTAACTGAACCACCAAACCAAAAAAACAGACAAGCTCTAACACACACAAAAAGAAAACCACGAGCCCACCGCAACGGACATATTATCCGTTATATACAGAAAAAAAACCGCATATATCCACGCTTTTTAAGTCTTTTTTAGTCAGTTTTTGGCGTAGGCTATGGGGAAACACCTACCAGTCATATACGATATACCCCTTCAAATTTTTTTATTCAATATTTGACATTATCTTAGATAAAGAGTCTGCACGTTCAGGAGTTTGAGTTGCCCATTTACTATCTAGCATTTCTTTACTAGCTTTGTGATAATCTTTGTTTTTAATGTGTTCTAATGTTTTTGAAAATTTAGATACACCTGTAGTTCCTAATTGAAACACCATCTCTGTCATTACACCCATTACTTCAGGCGGCACATCTTTACCTATAAGACTCACAGCACCATTTATAGCAGTGTTAAAGTCTTTTTCAAACACACCTTCCCAATATTGTTCAGTATATCCACCTTCAGGTTCAGTTTCACCTTGTAACATTAAATGTCCATATCCACCTGTTTTATTTCCTAAATGGTCATCATAAACATTTACTCTAAAACCCTCATGTTTTTTAATACGTTTTGCTACAGCTATCATGTGTGTATTGTCTTTAATTTCCATGTTATATAAATCTATCCTTATGTTGTTCTCTTCCAATGGCGTTTTCCATGAATTTCTCCAAGTCTCTGTCCAATAGTTCTTCTTTATGTTGGTTGTATGATAAGACTTGGTCTCTGTCCATACGCTCAACCCAAGCATTAGCGGCAATAGCCACAGCATCAATTTGGTCATCATGTCTCAAAGCTCCCTTGTCTCTAGTCAACCTAGTCATCTGTCTAAACAACTGATGGTCAGGTTCTAATTTAAAGTCTTCTTTAATAAGTAAGTCATCTACCACAAGCCTATGACTATTCATAATTGGCTCTAAGGTATCTATAATACGCTTCTCTTTTTGTATATTATGTCTTACTTCTTCTATTTCGCATGGGTGTACTTTAGCCATTATAGGTTTTAACAACTGTGTTGCCATACCGTCACCAAAGTTACTCTCAATAACTACATAGTTTACATTGTTTTTCTTAGCTATATTAGACAATCTATACAGAGTATCTTCATCATAACCACCATCTAATGCACCTACAGAGGTCAAATATAGCACTCCATGAAGCATTTTAAGCACCGCATACGCTGTTTTGTCCTCTCCACGACCACTAGGGTCAATAGACATAATAGTGCCCTCAAATGGTGTAAATTCTTTAGACATATTCATAGGTGCTACGTAATAGTCACCTTTGAGTCCCACATTAGGTAACTCAGGGTCTATAGCTTTTATTTGTTCAGGAGAACTAGCCCACTGTATTTTAGCAGGAGCTTCCTTCCATGTAGAACAACCAGATGCTACAATTAAATCATTTAATTTAAGAGGGTATCTGTTAGCGTCAGACATAGTAGTGTCTAACATAAACTGTAAGTTGAATCCACTTTTACCGTAACTTGAAAGTCTTTCCATAAGGTCTACCTCGTCAAACCTTTTAGGGTCTGTAGGTTTACCTTCTAATTCTTTTGTGTCTACAATCATTTCAGCCAGTTTATGACCATAACCAATTCTTTGTTGTTTAATAGGATATAGTGCTGTCCATATTCTAGTTTTAAAACCTCTTTCTTCTAGGTCATTGTATAATGACATTTCTGTTTGAGGTGTACCTAGAAATATAATACGTCCTACTTCTGGTTTTATGATTGCATCAAATTCTTTTACTGTCTCACCAAGTCTATCACGCATAAGTTGCGTTTGTGAGTTGTTAGCAGACTCTACGTCATCAGCAATAATTAAATCTGCACGTGAACCTGTAAGTTGTCCTGTGATACCCATAGACTTAACACTTGGTGCATGTGATGCTAACGCAGGTGCTACATCAAAACTAATTTTTGAATGTCTTTGGTTATCTCTAGGTATTAAATGAGACAATAAAGGCATCTCACCTATTAACCTTTGTGTAAATGTACTGAAATCATCAGCCCTACTTTTAGAAGCAGATACAACTAATATGTTACGTTGTGGGTTTAGAAGTAATTGATGACAGACAAATGCTGAAGTAATCCATGATTTGCCTACACCTCTAAAGGCTTCTATAACTAATCTCTTGTCAGATGACTGAAGATAGTCTGCTATATCGTATTGTATAGGTGTTGGTTCTGGTAGATTTAAGTGTTTCCAACATAAATACAAAAAATTTTTAAAGTTCTTAATTCGTTTATCCATTTGTATCAAACGGTACGTCATCTAAAATGTTGTCAGTCTTTTTATTAAGATTATCTGTACTATAAGTTTTACAGACTTCTAAACATACCTTCATTTCTGAAGCGGTTAGCTCTTCTCCTGATTTTAATTTTGTATATGCGTGTTTAACTAATAACTCTGGTAATTCTTTAACAATATCATCTATACTAACGACCTTGTCCGTTGTATTTTTTGAAGGTGCTTCTTTTGTTTGGTCTTTTTGCATGTCTTCCTTTTCTCTTCTTAGGTTTATCTCGTAAGTCTACAAGATTAAAATTTATTCTAGCCATAATTAAGGTGTGTGATATTCCATGAGACGAGATTGTTGTTCATTTTGAACTTCTCGTTGTAGTTTTTCTTTGTCTTTTTTTAATTCGTTTATTTCTTTTTTTTGGTTTTCTATAATGTCGTCTTTGCTTGGTTGTATTAAGTCTGTAAGACTTTTATCCATAGAGCTCCTAAGTTATTTTAATATTAATGTTTTAATACTTTTTTCACCCATGTATATTTCTGTTTCTGCTTTAGATTTAATACATTGATATTCTAAATTGTTACTCGTATTTGAACGCATAGCAATTCTTTTACCTTTTAAACATTTTGACATACTATCTTGTATTCTGTGTTCTTTAATTTCACCATTAACAATCATAAGTAAAGCAATAACTGTTTCAATCATATTATCTTACCTTTGTTAATACCTTTTTTAATTATATAACTTTGTGTGCCGTTAGCACCTATCTCTACTTCTTTTTTTAAGTCTTTAACAAAACCCATTTGCTTTGTTTTTTTACGCATATCATTGATATATTGGACAATTTTCTTAGTAACTCTTCCCATTTGCTCTTACCTTATCCTTTAATTCTTCAATATCATTTAATGCTTTTTCTAATTGTTTATTTAAAAATTCTATATTAACTTTGTTAGTCATATTCATTTCTTGAGTAGACTGNAATTTCTCTACAGTTTTATATAAATCTTCTAATAAAAAATGTTGTTCTTGGTCTGTAGGTACTTGCTCAGATTTTTTAAGCAAATCGTTTTCAAATAACTCTCTTGAAGTTTCTAAACTTGTTAATCTTGCAGTAACTTCTGTATATGCAAACACTCCCATAACAACACCTGCTATAATACCTATCATATTTTTAATAGGCATACTTACTGCTGTGTCTTGTGAGATTTTCATATTAATTACTTCTTAACTAATGAGCCACCAAAGTATAAACCTATGATAGCTGATACTAGGTTAGTATCTAAAGGTGTAATAACTAAACTATTAGAAGATAGTGTTACCCATTTCATTATTTCTTTTTCAGGTATAAAGAAAAATGCAGGTTTAAATTCTAAATAACCTACAATTACACTTACATCTGGTTGAAATATTGGCATTAATTTAGGCAATAATACTATAGCAAAAACAGCAGTTAATGCTATAATTCTTCTTGTCCACTGAAAACCTACATTGTCGTATTCTCTAGCTTCTTTAAAACCTTTTTGTTGTATATCAGCTCTTTGTATAAGC